TGACACCAGCAAGTGGCGGCTCAAAGGCCACGCGCAGTCCAAGTTCTGGGAGTGGGTCTGCAGTTGGGCGGTCACCATCCGCAAGCCGTCAGACCTGGGCTACGACGACGGCAGCTTCATCCTGCCTAAACTGCAGATCAGTGACTGCACGGTTGAGACACCACGCGATGCGATAGCAGACGATGCCGGCCAGATGGCGCTGTTTGCCATGGAAGCCCGCACGCTCAACGATCAGCGGCAGGTGCGGAAGGCATCGCTGCAGATGCGCGTCGATGCTGCGGCGGCATTGGCCAACGACATTATTGAGCAGTGGCTGATCTGGTGCGACCTGAACGATGAATCAAAGGCGCTCACTGCTGCCATTGATGGCGCGGTCGAGGTCAGCGGGTCCGATTCAGATGATCACAAGCAGCAAGCTGCAATCGACTTCCAGGATGGCAAAATCCGCGTCCTGGTCAGCAAGCCGAGCATCTTCGGCTTTGGCCTCAACTTCCAGGGCTGCCACAACGTCGCATTCGTTGGCCTCTCACACAGCTACGAGGCGTTCTATCAGGCGATCCGTCGCTGCTGGCGATTCGGTCAACAGCAGCCCGTCAACGCTCACATCATCTACGACGTGGCAGAAGGCCGCGTAATCGACAACATCCGCCGCAAAGAGGCGGACAGCATCGCCATGGCTGAATCAATGGTCGCCATCATGAAGCAATCCACCATGGAGCAACTCAAAAAGATCCAGCGCCAGGTTGCCCCACACGTCACTGAACACAAGTCAGGCGAAAACTGGGACATGTACATGGGTGACTGCGTTGAAAGCATCAAGCAGCTCGACTCAGACAGCGTGCACTACAGCATCTTCAGTCCGCCGTTCGCGTCGCTCTACACCTACTCGAACAGCGACCGCGACATGGGCAACAGCCGCAACGATCAGGAGTTCTTTGATCACTTCGTCTTTCTGGCCAAAGAGCTGCATCGCGTGATGATGCCCGGCCGGCTGATCAGTTTCCACTGCATGAACCTGCCCAGCAGCAAAGAGCGCGACGGCTTCATTGGCGTGAAGGACTTCCGCGGTGACATGCTGCGCATCTTCCAGGCTGCTGGCTTCGTCTTCCATAGCGAGGTGTGCATCTGGAAGGATCCCGTCACCGCCATGCAGCGCACCAAGGCGATCGGGCTGCTCCACAAGCAGATCCGCAAGGACTCAGCCCTGAGCCGCCAGGGCATCCCTGACTACCTGGTGACCGTGCGCAAACTGGGCGACAACCCTGAGCCATGCGCTGGCCCATTCACTGAGTTTGCCGGTGAGAATCCGCCAGCCAAGACTGGTGATCCGATCAAAGACAGCATCAACATCTGGCAGCGTTACGCCAGCCCCGTGTGGATGGACATCAACCCATCCGACACGCTGCAATACCGCAGCGCGCGCGCCAATGAAGACGAGCGGCACATCTGCCCGCTGCAGCTTGAAGTGATCCGTCGCGGCCTTCAGCTGTGGAGCAACCCGGATGATCTGGTGCTCAGTCCGTTTGCCGGAATTGGAAGCGAAGGCTACGTCAGCCTTGAGATGGGCCGTCGGTTCGTTGGATTCGAGCTGAAGCCCAGCTACTTCAACTGCGCAGTCAACAACCTGCGAGCAGCTGAAGATACGAAGCAAACCACTCTGCTGAGCATGGCCGCATGAACGACGTCACCAGCACCATCGAAGAGCGCGGCAGCCGCTACGGCCGCTTCATCGGCAATTCCTTCATCACCCAGCAGCTCAAGTGCGTCATCCGTCATGCGCTGGAAGCACGCGAAAGGCGCCTGGCTGACGATCAGCAGGAAGCGCTCGACATGATCTGCCACAAGATCGGCCGGATCATCAACGGCGACCCCGATTATGCCGACAGCTGGCACGACATCGCTGGCTATGCGCAGCTGGTGGCAGATCGACTGAACGGCGAGGAGCGATGACCACCGACCACTGCGTCGTGGATCTCACTAGCCAGCCGCCGCGGTTCCGCTGCGAGCTGTGCGGCGCTGAGCAGATGCTGCAGCTGCCAATCTCACTGCACGAAGCCGCATGGCTGGGTGAGCAATGGATCGAGGATCACGCCGCTTGCGCTGAGCCAGAAGACGACTGGGACAGCCACCCATCACTGACCGCTGAACAACGCAACCCGACCCTGCAATGAAGCGCATCTTTCTCCTCATCGCGCTGCTCCACCAGCTCACGCCGCCTGCTGATGCTGGTGGCCGCGCTGTGACCGCGACGGTGTACGACGGCTGGTTTCACGGCCGCACCACCTACTGCGGCGGCACGTACCGGCACTGGGGCGTGTCGGCGGCTCATCCTTGGCTGCCGTGCGGCACACGCGTCAGGGTCAGCCACCAGGGCCGCGTGCTCACGGTGCCGGTGACCGATCGCTGCGACTGCAGCTCGATCGACCTGAGCGCCGGTGCTGCCCATCGCCTGGGTGTGCCGCTCGACGGCATCGCAACTGTTCGCATCTCGCACCAATGACTGATCACAAAGCAACGCCTGAGCAGTGGGCCATGCTCGAAGAGCGGAGCGCCCCTGAATACGACAACACCATCCTCGAACTGCGCGCCAGGGTCGAGGCGCTGGAGAGCAAATACGAAACCATGCGCCTGGCCACGCTGGAATGGGGCAAGGACGTAGACAAGCTGATGTGCTGGAGCGATCAGCACCTGCAGCGGATCATGGCGCTGGAAGCTGCGCAACAGCAGCCTGAGCCGATTGACGAGGAAGAGAACGACCGCCGGTTTCATGCGTGCATGGACCTGATCCGCAACGCCACGCCGGAGCAGATCCGTGCGGCGGCCGGGTTGCCCGAGCGCAGCTCGCTGTTGGAGCGGGTGGCTGACGCCATCAACAGTGAAGCCGGGTCGTGCTTCGCCACGATTGAAGCCCGCGCCGCGATCGGCGAGGTGGCGGCAACGCTCAAAGCCCAGTGCTTCGAGCACGCCGCCAACTGGCTTGAGCAGGAAGCCGATCGTGGCTGATCTCTCCCCCGCTGCCCGCGCCATTGTGGAAGCGTTCCGCGAGCGCCACGCGGAGACCATGCGTCCAGGCCCGTTTCCCGACCGCTGGATGGAAGTCTGCCTAGCGGCCGCTCTCACCGCCCTGGCGGTCCGCATCAAGGGCGCTCCTGACATCCGCCAAGACGTGCTCGACATCGTCAACGAGCTCGAGGAGCTCGATCTCTACGACCTAACCTGACCCCCAGCCGGGTCGGCTCCACCCGTAAGGGCGAGCGCCGCCGCAGTCGAGCCTGGGGTCTCGGCTGACGCAGTGTGCGGTATCGGAGGCCCGGCCCTTCTTCTCCTGATGACCATTGACTGCCCGAGCTGCAGAAGCAGCCACACGCAGATGATCGAAACTCGCCCCGTTCGCACTGGCGGCCGCCGGCGCCGCCATCACTGCCACGAGTGCTCCCACCGCTGGACGACATGGGTCGGCGAGCGACCGTTTCAGGGCCGCGACCCCAACGCCCGCAAGGGCTACCGCTCGAAGCCGCCAATGACCGAGGACGAAGTGCGCCTGGTGCTCACGTCGCCGCTCAGCAGCGTCAAGCTCGCCCGCGAGATCGGCCGATCGAAGGAGGCGGTCGCCGCGATCCGACGCGGCACTTTGCACGCGCGCATACTGCCCGAGCTGCCGCGTCGCCAGGTGCAACAACGCCCCGATCCAAGTGTGTCGTGCCATGCCTGCGAGCACTGGGAAGGCGATCGCTGCGGGATGGGCTTCCCGGATCCGCTCGAAGAGGGTCCAGCGTTCGCTGCTGACTGCAGCCTCTATGAGGTGAGCCAGTCGAGCAGCTTGGCTTGACCGATCTCGCTCCAGTAGGGCTGCTCACGCCACCAGCTGAACACCTCGCGGTGCCCCTTCTGCCTGTTACAAACAAGGCACGCAGGCGCCAGATTGGAGCGCACCGTGAGGCCGCCTTTGCACTTCGGCCAGATGTGATCGAGGGATTGCGCCGGCGCGCCGCAGTAGGCGCACCGGTGATCCCAGGCCTCGAAGATGCGTTGCCTCCAGCTGCGGCGGGTGACGAGCTCTGCGCCCTCGATCCGCGCCTGCATGGGCTGCGTGCTGCTGCGGCCAGCCTAGGGGATTCCGTGGTGTGAACGATTGTGACAACGGCATCGCCATCAGCTGCTGCAGTGCCGATGATTGGCCCGTCCGCATCCCACTTACCATGCGATCGACTATTGCCGCCGCCGCCCTATGGGCAGCGATCATCAGCGGGTTCTGGTTCGCGTTGACCAGCCGCCTCACCGACATGACGCGGCGCGACTGCCGCGCCGGAGCCGAGCTGGCCTGCAAGCAACTGCAGCGCGACGGAGTGAAGCTGTGAGCTACGCACTCATGCGCGGCGACCGCTGGATCACAGCGCCTCAGGGCGATGGCGATCCGATCCCGCCGGTGCTCGCCATCGACAACGATCAGGCCCAAGCCTGGCGCGCGCCGAACATCGACATCGCCATCGAGCGCCAGCAGCTCCTGCGGCTGTGCTGGGGCTGGGCCACCGAAATCCGCGTTATCCGACCATGAGCCGCGTCTACCTGCTCAACCATCAGCCCTGGCGCTTCGAGCCTGGTGATCACGTCTACGTCCGCACCTGGCCCCAGGATGAG